AGCCCGCACGCATGAATGCTGGGCTGGTGTTGATCACCTCTACAGGCGTGGCCCGCAGCTCGGTGTCCGTCAGCCCGCCACCGCCAGCCGGCAACACCACCGGCAGCCGGCCGCTGTCCAGCGCCGGAAGCTTCCCGTTCACTGCTGCCAGCGTCGTCTCTGTTGCGGCGCCAGTGGGGAGCGGCAGGGCACTGGCGCTCACCGGCTGCGTGGCCTGCCAGAAGGTGCCAGACACAGGCACCGCCGTGGCTCGCAGCTGGACATCAGTCAGCGGTCCTGACACCGGCTGCGTTGCCTGCCAGAACGTGCCACTTACAGGTACCGCCGTGGCGCGCAGCTCGGTGTCGGTCAGCGGGCCAGAGACTGCAGCAGTGCCTGTGATCGACACGCTGCCGCTGATCGGCTGTGTCGCCTGCCAGAACGTGCCGCTCACCGGCACCGCCGTGGCGCGCAGCTGGACATCAGTCAGCGGTCCTGACACCGGCTGCGTCGCCTGCCAGAACGTGCCACTTACAGGCTGCGTGACGCCGCTGCCATCCACCGGCAGGCGGCCGCTCACCAGGGCCGGCACCTTGCCATCGATGCTGCTCAGGCTGCTGTTGCCGGTCGTCTGATTCGCGGCCGTGGCAACACCGCTCACGCTCACCGGAACGGGTGATGCGCGCAGCTCTGCATTCGTCAGGCCGCCGCCGCCACCACCGCCGCCGCCGCCACCACCGCCGGATGAGGTCAGGTCATCGATGAACACCTGCAGCCGATCCGCAGCGCTCATCGACTGCGTGCTGAACTCAAGCGTCAGCGTCGTGTTGCCACCGCCGGTGGTCAGCACCGCGCCCTTCGATGGCACGTTGAACTGATACAGGATCGTGCCGCTGGTCACGTTCGTGATCAGCAGGAACTGCTCCAGCGTGTAACTGCCAGGCACCACCACAGTGCCGGCATTGGCGGCGCCGGGCGTGAAGCTGTAGCTGGAAAGCAGTTGCTTGGCCATTACTCCATCACAATCTGGAAGGCTGTGCTGTTGTCTGAATCATTCACTGATGCTGGCGTTGTCGTGATCGCCAGCGGCACACGGCAGAATGTGCCGTCGTCGGTCAGCATCGGCTTTTGCTCCACGATGTAGCCAATGCCATCCACCGTGATCGCGTCGCCATACTCAAGGCCACCGAACTTGGATGCCTCAGCAGTCAGCATGTAGGGGATGAACACCACATCGCCGCCGAGTGCCATCTCGCTGTCCTGATCCAGGATGCCAACACCGGAAACGGCGCCAGCTGAGCAGCTGACGCCGAAGTCGGCAAGGTACAGAGTGGGATCCTCTGTAAAAGCCATCAGCCGTACTTGTTCACGCCGACAGCGTTCACCGAGAAGGTGAAGCTGGGGGTGGTGCCGCCGATGGTGTAGACGATGCGGATGAAGCGACGAGCCTCGTCCTTGCTGATCACCAGGGTCTGCTGTGATGCAGTGGTGGTCACCGTGGTGAAGGCTGCACCGCTGATGGCGGTGTAGACGCCACCCGACGTGTCGCTGCTCTCAACCGTCACGGCCAGCGTCGGCGTGGTGCCGGTGCCAGCTGCAGAGTCGAGCACCAGGAACAGGTCGCCATCGCGGGCCTGCACATCGACCGCGGTGCCGTTGCCGGTGGAAGTACGGGCAGTGGTGGGGTGAAGGTTGGAGAGCTGGAGTTTGTCCAGCGCCTGGCGCAAGATGGTCATGATTCAACCTCAGGGGAAGGAACGGATTTGCGGCTCCGCTTGGGAGCTTCGGCTGGTTGGACTTCCAGCTCCACAGCAGGCACTGCCTTGTTGGAGCCGATCAGCAGATAGCCGTCTGCTTGCGATACCTCAAGGATGGAGCCCTCCGAGAAGGGCTCCCCAGAGATCATCACAGCGCTGACAATCTCAATCCTCATGATCAGGTCCCGAACACGAAGGCGCCGGGCTGCTTGACGGCAAAGTCAAGATCCTGCAGAGCAATCACGCGGACGGTGCCAGCGGTGGCGCCGGTGATGTCATCCACCTTGAGATCAAGCCCAGACCAAAGGCCGAGGATCATCTGGCTGAAGTCACCGAACAGGCAATCGTTCGTGCCCAGCTGGTTGGTCACCACCACGGGGTAGCCGTTGAGGGTGTCATCCATCAGGGCAAAGTTGCCCACGGTGCCGCCGGCCGACTTCTCCGTGGTCTTCAGTGCGCCGCGAGATGTGGCGTTGATGATGTAGTACATCGAGGCCACATCAGCGTTCGCCACTGCCACCTTGGTTTCCATCTCCACGTACTGGGCAAAGGTGCCAGTGCCGGTGATGGTCTGGCTGCCCAGGCCGGTGGTGTTGGTCAGGCCCAGCGGCTGGTTGGTGGAACCGGTGCCGTAGATACCAGCGCGATCGATCTCAAGGCTCAGCACGCGAGCGAGATCATTGCGGATCATCGACTCAACGTCGATTGAACCCTGCAGCAGCAGCTTGCGGCTGTAATCCACGAAGGCCCCGATGGTCTTGGGGGTCATCGAGATCTGATCGAAAGCCTGCTGGCTTTCGGTGGGCGCGGCATTTTCGCCAACCCAGAATGCAGACGCCGCCGAAGTTTGCCTCGGGATAGAGACATTGCCCTGCAGGCCGTTGAGCACGGTGGCGCCAACATTGGCCAGCGCCAGGCGGTTGCGCAGCAGATCGATGAAATCGCCGGTGCGCAGGTCGGTGCTCACCAGGTTGCCGCCGGCGGTGGCGGTGCCAACCAGCAGGTCACGCTGGCCGCGCAGCACATCGCTGGGAACCATGATGCCCTGGCTGGGCTTGCCGGCACGCTGCTGGGCAGCTTCCGAGCACTCACGTTCAAACGCTGCAGCTTCCCAGGCCTCGCGGTTGTTGGGATTGGCCAGTGCGTTGATGGCGCGCTGGAAGGAGAAGCTGCGCACTTCGCTGGCGCTCATGCCGATGTCAGCGCTGCCGCCGATCGGTTGAACAGCAGCAGCCGGTGCAGCGTGCTGCTTCGCGGAGCGCTTGCCGATAGCGGCCAGCACATCCTTCATGGCATCAGCTTCGCTGGCGCCACGTTCGATCAGGCCCTGGGCCAGATCATCAGCCTTGTGCTCACGGCAGAGTGCCGTGATGGAGGCAACGCGGGAGCGCTCATCGGCCGCAGCCTGCGCCCGCACCGCCTCGAGATCGAGGGAAGTGTCTTCCATTGGGGGGTTAAGGGGTTGGGTTTGGGTTGCGGCCGTAGCCGCTCCATCGGCTTCGAGACTTCTCCCGATGCCAATGGTTGGATCGGCAGGAACGCCGACAATGGACACCTCGTAGGGACTCCACGATGTGGCGACGAAATCGCCGCTGCGCTCCTCCATCTGATTGATGGAGTACCCGACAGAGACATTCCGAAGAACGCCATCTGCCACGTCGGCCATCACCTCCTGCGCGAACGCATTGCGGCTGAACTTGACCGACACCATGCCGCGCTTCTTGTCACCATCCAGCCAGGCACGCTCCACCACGCCAACCACACGGCTGGTGTCGTGGTTGAACAGCAGCGGCGCACCATCAGCCAATCGACTCAGGTCAACCGCTCCGCGGTCATGGCTCAGCACTTCATTGCCGAAGTAACGCTGAACCGGATACTCACTGGAGAAGCTGAACTCCATCGTGCGCTCTTCGCTGATGGCGCTGCCATCCAGCTGCGCCGCTCGGCGATACGTCTGGCCTTCCAGATCACGCATCAAGTCCATCGCTATCTCCATCCTGGCTCAGGCTATCCAGTCCGAGTTGCTCACCTTCTGCAGAGTCTTCGTTTTCCTCTGCAGCTGGATCCATCGGCTCGACATAGCCGCCCAGGTCGTCATCTGCTGGGTTGGTATCGAACTGCAGCTCGAGCTCCTGCGCGCGATCCACCTCTGCCTTGCGTGCCACCAGCAGCTCCTCGAGGTCGCCGCCCTGCTCAGCCACGATCTGCGCCTGGGTGGCAAAGCCGCACCGCACGGCCTCCTTGTAGGCGTTCACTTCCTTTTCAGGATCAACCCAGCCCCAGCCGCGCGGGAACCACTTCACCGCGTCGTAGCGCTCTGGCATCAGCTCATAGCCAGGCAGATCCAGCTGGCCAACGGCTACAGCAGCGCGCATCCACTGCTCAAACACCGGCCGGTGCAGGTGCTCAATCATGAACTGCTGCAGCGTCCGCCAGTGCTCGCGCGACTCGAGCAGTTCCAGTCGGCTGCTGCTGTAGTTGGTCTGGCTGTAATCGGCCGACAGCGACGGATACGGCACGCCGGTGGTGGCCGCCACTGCACGGAGCATCGCCCGCATGAACGGCTCGAACTGACCGTCTGGTGCATCCAGGGTTGGCACGGTCACTGATTGACCGGGAAACAGGGTCTTGAACACTCCAGGCTCAAAGTTGCTGACGTGTTCACCTTCCACCACCTCCTCGCCCAACATCTCCCCAGCACCTTCAGGGCTGGTGATGAAGCCCATCAGGCTGCTCGCCGCACGGGCGCGCACAACCTCAGCTTCCTCGTACCCAGCCAGGTGATGCAGCCGCTTGATTGCCGCGGCGAACATCGGGACGCCTCTCGTCTGGCCCGGCCTTTCAATCGTCGCCAGGTGCAGGATCTCAGCTGCTGGCACCTCAACCAGCTGATGCCCGAGGCCGTTCTGGATGTCGCCCGGGTGCCGCGTGCGGAACGCATAGCTCAGCGGCCGGCCCCACCGGTCCACCTTCACACCCATCCGCCATTCGCTGCCATCAGGCGCTGGCCCGTCGTTCTTGTCTTCCTTCACCAGGTCGGCCTCGAGCACCTCAAGCGCCAGCGGCACGCTGCTGCCACCGAATGCCTGCGGCACCATGCGGATGAACACCTCACCGCTTTCAGCCATTGCCTGAATCGCCAGCCGGCTGATCTCGACAAAGCTCAACCGGCCGGCGGTGTGGCATGTGCTCGGCCGGCACCACCGATCCCAGGCGGTTTCAATCTGACGGTTCAGCCGTTCATCCAGCCGCCCGCCACCACGCTGCATCGGCACTTGCGCCTGCAGGCGGATGCCATGGCCGATCACGTTGCAGGCAATCGCGCGCAATGCCTGCCGCGCGTAGGCGTTATCGCGCACCAGCTGGCGGCTGCGGTTGCGCAGGCGCACCAGGCTGCTGTTGATCTCAGCGTCAGCGCTGGTGCTGCTGGTCACCCAGTCGGAGGTCAGCCTGCTGACTACCGCGCCTTCATACGCACGCCGGCCGCGACTGGCTGCTGGCTTGGCTTGCTTGCGCTGTCGCTTGCTCATGCGCCGAACCTCACGAACAGATTGCGCGGATCACCAAGGCCCGCAGCCACCTTCTCGGCAGCACGCTCCCTGGTAACGATCGCCTTCAGCTGCGCTTCGCGCTCCATCAGCTGCGCCAAGTCGATCGCGGTGAAGCTGCGGCTGCCGATGGTGTATTGCTTGGCGCCCTTCACCACAATCGCCCGGATTGCAGCCTGCACTGCCTCGAGGTCCTGCTCGGCCTGGCTGCGGCCATCAAATGCCGCCGGGTTGCTCACATAGCTCAGGCTTGGCATCACCTCCGTGATGCCGCTGCCCACCGTGATCACCGTGGCGCCGCTGCTGATCCTGCTCTGCCAGCTCCACACGCCCGCATCAAATCCAGCACTGGTGCCAGCTGGGATTGCCATCAGCCAGCCGCCATCACTGCGCGCTGTGCCCGTAACCGTCGCGCCTTCGTTGGTGGCGTTGAATCTCAGAAACGTCGTGAAGCTCCAACTGGCTGATGTAGCCGCTGCACCGTCAAGATCCAACGCAGCCGGCTCAATCCACTGCACCGTGTCACCAGCTCGAATTGCCGCCGGAACTGTCATCGCAAAGCCTCCCGGCTCAGGCTATGAATCACCAGCCCGAGACAAATCCTCCAGGGCGTGATGCCACCGGCGGCCGCCGCTTTGCAGCTGCTGCTGGCTGGCTGCCCTGCTGCTTCAGCTGCTGCTCCAGCTGCTCCCACATTGTTGCCCTGTTGTACCGGCGTGCCACCAGCTGCAATGCCGCATACGCCATCCGCGTGCAGTCGCCGCCTTCATCGCGTGCGCCTGATGGCAGCACCCAGCTGTAGGTCGTCTGGCCCTTGTCGCGCTTTGGCATCCGCTTCCACGGGAACAGCTCAGCCAGGAACTGATCCGTCGCTGCCATCCCGAAATGCAGGTAGCCAGGCCCGGGCTGCTCATTGCGCAGCCTGCCCTGCAGGTGGTTCACGCTGGCGTCATAACCCACGTTGAACAGCAGCACGCCGCGCTTGGTCACACCCTGGTTCTTGCGGTTCACGTCCACCGGCACACCACGACCAATCAGCGGCTTGCCCTTCTGGTGTGCGCCCTTCATCGGCACCCAGCTGGACGTGCGGCTGCGGCACCAATCACGCACTTCATGCGTGGCATAGCCGCCGTCGTCAATGCCGCCCATGGTCAGCTTGAGCTCGGTGCCATCGGCCTTGCGCCATTTGGTCCTGGCGATCTGATCCAACTGCGCCAGCGTCTCCGGTTGCTGCGGGTCGCCGTCGATCTCCCAGTGCCCCAGGTGCCAGCCTTCCTCACCGCGGCCCCAGCCCCAGACCGTCAACACCAACCGCTCACCGCTGGTGCCGCCGCCGCCCTGCACGTCAACGCCGGCGGTGATCAGCAGCACGCCATCAGGCACTGTGTCTTCCAGGTAGCCGTTGCCGGCTGCTTCGTTCTTGCGGCGCTCGGCCAAGCCATCGCCGGTCAGCTTGCCGCTGATGCTGTCTTCCCACGGTTCACCCAGCACCGTGTTGTGGAACGTCTGCATTGCATCCGGGTCACCCTTGCGCATTGCCTCGAGCGCTTCTGCGTGCTCACGAACCAGCACGCTCCAATCAGCTGCTGGTGAGTAGCTGTAGGCCGCCCAGATGTGGAAGCTGGCCAGGCCCGGCTGCTGGCTGATCGCTGTCGCACGCCACTCGCCGCGCTCCACCATCCATCGCTTCTTGCTGTGCGGTATCAGCTCCATGCAGTTCGCGCACTGATACGTGCCAGCCGCGCTGCCTTCCTTCTGCATCTGCTCCCATCGCAGCACCTGCATCGCCTGGCAGAACGGACACGGCACATAGAACCGCCGCTGGTCACCACGCAGAAACCACTCCTCGGTCTTGCCACCCTTGAAGATCGGCGTGCCGCCTAACCCGATCTTGCGGTCCCAGTAGTAGTCCGCCCGGTTGCGGCCCAGCTTGATCGGGTCGCCCTCGTCCAGCTTGGGGTAGGCGTCCACCTCATCGAACAGCACCACCTTCCTGGACTTGCGCCTGAAGCTGCGGCCGCTGGCAGCATTCACGATGTCGATCAGCCCGCCATTGCTCAGCTGCTTCAGCAGAATCGTGTTGCTCGCGGTGTTGCGTGCCTTGCTTTCTGAGATCAACCCACGCAGCACCGGTGTGTCTTCAAACAGCGGCTTCACTTCCTCCTTGCTGTAGCCCTCGGCGTCTTCCTTCACCGGCTGCACGATCATCACCGGGCATGGGTCCTGGTGGCTGAACAGCTGGATCACAACGCCCAGCATCTTGGTCCACCCCACCCGGGCAGACTTCATGATCGCCACTGTCTCCACAGCCGGATCAGTGAACGCATCAAGGATCTCGCGCTGATACGGCAGCGTGCTCCACCGGCCCTTCTCAGCTGCGTTGCCGGTCATCACCGCATACTCGTCGGCGTACTCGCTAAGCCGCAGCCGCGGCGGTGGCTTGAACCCAGCCAGGATCTGCCTCGTCAGTTCCGACACGTCGGCGGTGATCATCCCTTCACCTCACCAGCCGCCAGCTCATCCAACGCCTCGCGGATCAGCGTGGTCAGCAGCTCCACCTCCTCGATCTCAAGGTGCGGGATCCGCTGCTTCGCCGTGCTCGGTACACCCAACAGCCTGGTGCGGGTGATGTTCACCGCTTGCCCCCACGCCAGCTCCACATCCTCACGCCGCAGCAGCAAACCTTCCTTCGTCTTGCGGTCCAGCTCCAGCAGGTTGGCCTTCTCGTACTCAGTCCGCGCGCGGCTGTCGTTGTAGGCCGGCAGATCAACAGGCAGCTCACGAGGTTGCGCCGGTGGCGGCTGCTTTGCAGCCTTCGCCTTGGCTGGCTTGGTGCGTTCGGCCGCCGGCCGCAATGGCTGCGGTGAATCGGTCCGCGTCCTGGTAATGGCAGCCCATCGCTGCTCCAATCGATCGCGCTCAATCAG